CATCTCGACAAGTTAGTGCGCACTCACGGCAAAAAACCGTTTCTTGCCTAGACGCCCGCGCGCCGATGTGCTAGCGCCGGGCATCTTCTGTCCCATTACCCATCTCGACAAGTTAGTGCGCACTCACGGCAAAAAACCGTTTCTTGCCTAGACGCCCGCGCGCCGATGTGCTAGCGCGCCGCGCTGCCCCGCCATCGTCATCCGCCGGAAAGTGAAATGATTTAGTGAAACTTTCACATGGAGGTTTCACCACCCGCTCGGCAAAGTGCCCCCCATGGGCATCTACAGCCACCTGACCGACGCGGAACTTACCGCCAAGCGCGACCAGCTCCTGGCCGCCGTCGAGTCCACCGCCAGCGGCATCGCCAGCGTCAACCACAACGGGCGCGGCGTCAGCTACAGCAGCAGCGCCGCCAACGCCCGCCGCCTGCTGGGCGACGTTCAGGCCGAAATCGACCGCCGCGCCGGCCGCGCCGCGCGCGGCCCCATCTACATGGCGGCCTGACACCATGGCCCGCCGCCGCCCGCGCCCCGTCACCCGCAGCGCCGCGCCGCGCCCGCAGGCCGCCGCGCCGGCCATGCTGTCCACGCACGATGGCGCCGCCAACGACCTGGCCCTGGGCGCCTGGCAACCCGTCGCCGCCAGCGCCGACACCGATCTGCTCACCGATCTGCCCTCGCTGGTCGCCCGCTCGCGCGACCTCGCGCGCAACAACGGGCTCATGTCCGGCGGCATGCAGACCTTGCGCGACAACATCGTCGGCGCCACCCTGCACCTGTCCGCCATGCCCGACTACCGCCTGCTCGGCTGGTCACGCGAACAGGCCCGCGAGTGGGGCAACCAGACCGAGGCGCAATTCCGCTCCTGGGCCGACACCACCGACTGCGACGCCGCCAACACCCTGACCCTGCTCGGCCTCACCCTGCAAGGCCTCGGCAACGCCATGCTCGATGGCGACGCACTCGCGCTGCCCATGTGGCTGCCGCGCGCCGGCTCGCCCTGGGGCACCCGCCTGATGATGGTCGAGTCCGACCGCCTCGCCACCCCGCTCGAGCTGCGCCACCGCGACACCATCCGTGGCGGCATCGAATTCGACCGCTGGGGCGCCCCCGTGGCGTACTACGTGCTCAAGCACCACCCCGGCGATCTGCTCAGCATCCGCGCCGCCAGCCAGGAATACGAGCGCGTCCCCGCCCTCACGCCCTGGGGCCGCAAGCGCGTCATTCACCTGCATGACAAAGAGCGCACCGGCCAGAGCCGGGGCAAACCCATCGTCACCGCCGTCATGCGCGAGCTGCGCATGGCCGGCAAGTACGCCAGCAACGAGCTGGAGGCCAGCCTCGCCAACTCGCTGGTGGCCGCCTTCCTCGAATCCGACCTCAGCCCAGACGCCGCGTCCGAGCTGTTCGGCCAGGACCCGCGCGCCAGCTGGAACAAGTCGCTGATCGACGGCAAAGCCAGCATCCGAAAGCTCGAAGGCGCCGCCGTCATTCCGCTGCCCGTCGGCGCCCGCCTGTCCAGCTTCACCCCCGGCCGCCCCAATCAGGCCTTCGAAGCCTTCATGCTCGCCAGCCTGCGCCACATCGCGGCGGGCCTGAACCTGCCTTACGAGCTGCTGGTCAAGGACTTTTCCAAGACCAACTACAGCAGCGCCCGCGCCGCGCTGCTCGAGGCCTGGCGCTACTTCAGCGGCCGCCGCCGCTGGCTCAGCGACACCTGGCTGCGCGCCATCTACGAGCTGTGGCTCGAAGAAGCCATCAACACCGGCCGCGTCGAAGCGCCCGGCTACTACGACAAGCGCTACGCCTACAGCCGCGCCAAGTTCATCTTCGGCGGCCGTGGCTGGATCGATCCCGTCAAGGAAGCCCAGGCCAGCGTCCTGCGCATGGCCGCCGGCCTGTCCACGCTCGAGCGCGAGTGTGCCGAACAGGGCGACGACTTCGAAGACCTGCTCGACCAGCAGGCCGCCGAGCGCGACATGCGCGAAGAGCGCGGCCTGTCCACCGCCGCGCCAGAGACCACCAAGCCCAGCGGCCTGGCCCGCCGCACCGCCAACCAGGCCGGGCAGGGCGGCAGCAGCCGCGAAGACGGTGATGAGGGCGACGACGACTCCGCCGCCACCACCGCCGCCTACCACCACACGCTCAACCTCATCGCCGAAGGGCAGGGCGCCGCCGCATGAAATACCCCCACCTCGCCGCCCGCGTGTTCAACACGCCTCTGCTCATCCACCCGGCCAAGCTCGACGCCATCATCGCCGGCCTCGGCCCCCGCCTGCTCGGTGTTGACGCACTCGCCACCGACGCCGCCGCGCAGGGCGCCGACCTGTTCAGCACCCGCCGCGGCACCCGCGCCGAGCGCGGCTATGGCATCACCGATGGCGTCGCCGTCATCGGCGCCAGCGGCGCCCTGGTGCACCGCACCCGCATCGACGCCGATTCCACCCGCCTGCTCGGCTACAACGACATTGCCGCCGACGTCGAAGACGCCCTCGCCAACCCCGAGGTCCACGCCCTCGCGCTGGTGTGGGATTCCCCCGGTGGCGAGGCGCAGGGCGCGTTCGAACTCGCCGACCGCCTGCACGCCCTGCGCGGCCGCAAGCCCATGGTCTCCATCGTCGATGGCATGGCCGCCAGCGCCGCCTACCTGGCCGCCAGCGCCGCCGACGAAGTCGTCAGCACCGCCACCGGCTACGCCGGCTCCATCGGCGTCGTCATGCGCCACGTCGATTTCAGCCACGCCCTGCACGCCGATGGCGTCAAGGTTACCCACATCTTCGCCGGTGCGCACAAGGTCGACGGCAACCCGTTTGAGCCGCTGCCCGACACCGTGCGCGCCGACTTTCAGGCCGAAGTCAACGACCTGTACGACCTCTTCATCACCGCCGTCGCCCGCCAGCGCGGCATCGCCGCCGAGGCCGTGCGCAAGACCCAGGCGCAAACCTATCGCGGCCTCGCCGCCAAGGCCGTCGGCCTGGTCGATCGCCTCGGCACCACCGACCAGGTCATCGCCGACCTGGCCGCGCAGCGCAACCGCAGTTTCCCCGCCGGGGCGGCGTCCGCCCCATCCGCAACCGCCCAAGACCTAGGAGCATCCATGTCCGGCAACACCCCCGCAGGCGGTCAGCAAGCCGCCACCCCGCAGCCCGCCGCCGCCGATCTGGCGCAGGCCCGCGCCGAAGGCCACGCCGAAGGCGCCCAGGCCGAACGCGAGCGCACCGCCGCCATCCTGGCGCACCAGCGCGCCGCCACCCACGTCGCCCTGGCGCACCAGTGCATCACCAGCGGACTCAGTGCCGACCAGGCCGGCGCCATCCTCGCCGCCGCGCCCGAGGTGGCAGTCCTGTCGGTCGCCAACGACAGTGCCGCGCCATTCCACGCCGCCATGGCCGCCATCGGCAACCCCGCCGTCAGCGGCATCGAGCGCGACACCAGCGCGGGCAGCGACGAAGCCGCTCTCGCCGCCCAGATCGTGCAGACCTTCCGCGCCCACGCCAAGGCCTGACCCCACCCCGCACCCACCACCCCAGGAGCGCACACCATGCACGCCCAATTCCGCACCGAGGGCACCCACACGCCCGACGCCCTCATCGCCGGCAACGCCCACCTGCTGGTCGGCCGCCAGGTCACCATCCTGAGCGGCCAGAACCTCAAGCGCGGCGCCGTCCTCGGCAAGATCACCGCCAGCGGCAAATACACCCTGTCGGCCAGTGGCGCCAGCGATGGCAGCCAGACGCCCGACCTGATCCTCGCGCAAGACGTCGACGCCTCCGCCGCCGACAAACCCGCGCTGGCCTACGCGCGCGGCGACTTTGCCGCCAGCGCGCTCACCCTCGGCGCCGGCCACACCGCCGCCAGCATCACCGAAGGCCTGCGCGCCAAGGGCATCACCCTGCTGCCCATCGTCGACTGACCGCCCACGCACCCCCACAAGGACCCACCATCATGGACATTTTCAGCACCGCCGTCCTGGCCCGCGTCGTCGCCGAGCTGCCCGCGCCCGCGCCGTTCTTCCTCAACTCCTTCTTTACCGGTTTGCAGACCGAGACCAGCGAAGAGATCCACTTCGACATCGACCAGGGCCGCCGCCGCCTGGCCCCCTTCGTCTCGCCCATCGTGGCCGGTAAGGTGGTGCGCAGCCAGGGCTACACCACCAAGGTCTTCACGCCCGCCTACGTCAAGGACAAGCGCGTCTTCGATGCCAACCGCCCCTTCAAGCGCGCCATCGGCGAGCGCATCGGCGGCGAGATGGCTCCCGCGCAGCGCCTGCAGGCCATGCTCGGCACCGAGCTGCTGGACCAGCTTGGCATGCTCACCCGTCGGCAAGAGGTCATGGCCGTCGAGGCCCTGCGCACCGGCAAGATCATCGTCAGCGGCGCCGACTACCCCACCGCCGAGCTGGACTTCGGCCGCCACACCGATCTGACCAAGGGTCTGACTGGCGCCACGCGCTGGGGCGAAGCCGGCGTCAGCCCGCTGGCCGACGTGCAGGCCTGGTCGCTGCTGGTCACCCAGCACAGCGGCGCCGCTGCCAACGTGGTGGTAATGGACATCAAGGCCTGGCAGTTGTTCAGCGCCGATGCCCAGGTGCAGAAGCTGCTCGACCGCTTCCGTGGCAAAGACGCCATGAACCCCACCGTGGTGGGCGAGGGCGGCCGCTACATGGGCAGCATCGGCGACCTGGACATCTATGTGCACGTCGGCTGGTACGAGCACCCGACCACGGGCGCGACAACCCCCTATCTGCCCGACCACACCGTCATCATCACCAGCCCTGATCTGGAGGGCGTGCGCGCCTACGGGGCAATCCGCGACGAGGCCGCCGGCTTCCAGGCCGTGCCATTCTTCAGCAAGAGCTGGACCGAGCCCGACCCCGCCGTGCGCTACCTGCTGATGCAGTCCGCGCCGCTGCCCGTGCCCTACCGCATCAACGCCAGCCTGGGCGCCACCGTCCGCTGATCGGCAAGACGCGCGCCATGAAGCTCATTGCCCTCGTCACCCTCGAGCCCGGCAGCGTGCCGCCGGGCGGCGTGATCGACATCAAGGACAAGGCCGAAGCCGAATCCCTGGTCGCCCGCGGCCTCGCCGCGCTGCCGCCCAAGGCCCAGGCCCCGGCGCCCGCCGATCCGCCACCGCCGCCTGCGCCGCCGCACGCACCGGTCGCTGCACCCGCGCCGCCGTCCGACCCCGAGTCGAAGTAACTGCTATGCTCGCCGCCCCCTTCGCCGCCCTCGAACAGCGCGTCAACACCACCGTGTTGACCGCGCTGTCCAACGCGCTCGTGCGCGTGGGCGCGGGCGCGGTGCAACTCGGCATCTTCGACAACGACTACGCCACCGCCCACATCGGCGACGCCGGCATGGCCGCCGCCACGCCCGCCGTCACCGTGGCCACCGCCACGCTGCCCCACCCGCTGGTCGGCGCGGCGGTCGAGGTCGATTACTGCGGCGTCACCACCCGCTACCGCGTCGCCGCCCACCACCCCGACGGCACCGGCATGTCCGTGCTGCTGCTGGAGCGCACCGCATGAGCGCCAGCGCCTTCCTCCAGCTGCGCGACGCCCTGGTCGCGCACTTGCAGTCCGACCCTGCCATCGCCGCCGTGCCGGTGTACGCCAGCCGCGCGCGCCCCATCGGGCAAGAGGAAGGCGCCGCCGTCAACCTGGTGCTGTCCGACAGCAAGGCCGCCCACGTCGTCACCCAGCACACCGACTGGCACACCGGCTTCTTCATCGACTGCACCGCCCGCGCCGCGCCTGGCGTGGCCGACGCCGCCACCGTCGCCGACGCCCTGCTGCGCGCCGTCTACGTTCGCATGGCCGCCTTCGCGCCGCCCGCGCTGGGCGTCATCGACATGGTGGTCGACGAGGCCATCCGCTGGGACCACGCCGCCGAAGACGTGCCCTACGCCAGCGCCACCCTGCGCGTCACGGTCCAGCACCGCACGCCAGGCCACACCCTGCAACCCGCCACATGAGCGCCGCCGCCATGAAAGCCAAGACCACCAAAACCGCCGCGCCCGCCGCGCCCGCCGCGCCGCCGTCCGCGCCCGCGGCGCCCGTCGACCCCCAGGTCGGCGGCCGCTTCCTGCGCCTGCCCGATGGAAGTTTGCAGCCGCTGCCCGACCACGACGAACCCGCCCCCGCCGCCCCCGCCACCACCCCCGAAAGCGAGTAACCCGCCATGGCCCGCAAGTTCAAGAAAACCCTCATCCTCGCCAAGATCGAGGCCACCCCCGGCACCGACGCCGCCCCCGCCGCCGCCGATGCGCTGCTGATTTCGGATGCCTCTTTCGAGGTCGAATACCGCAACGTTGATCGCAATTTGATCCGCGACGCCATGGGCCACAGCGGCACCCTGGTCGGCACCCGCAACCTCAAGATCGACTTCACCGTCGAATTGAGCACCAGCGGCAGCGCCGGCGTGGCGCCGGCCTGGGGCAAGCTGCTGCAGGCCTGCGCCTTTGCCGAGGTCGTCACCGCCTCCACCAGCGTCGAATACACGCCCGTCAGCGCCAGCTTCAAGACCCTGACCATCAAATACAGCGCCGATGGCGTCATCCACACCGCCACCGGCTGCATGGGCACCGTCACCATCAACCAGCCCGAGGGCGACCGCCCCACGCTGCAATTCAGCTTCATCGGCACCGACAGCGGCAGCGCCGCCGCCGCCGCACCCACCGCCGACCTCACTGCCTGGAAGGTGCCCGAGGTTGTCAACAGCCTCAACACCGGCAAGCTCACCCTCGGCGGCACCTACGCTACCGGCGCCATCACCGGTGGCACCGAGTACTGCTCGCGCGGCCTCACCCTCAACATGGCCAACGACGTCAAGTACCTGGCCATGCTCGGCTGCTCCAGCATCGACATCACCGACCGCAAGCCCGCGGGCCAGTACGCGATCGAAGTCACCGGCGCGCAGGAGGTCACCATGCGCGCCGAGATCAACGCCAACACCGCCACCAGCGTCAGCCTGCTGCATGGCAGCGCCGCCGGCAAGCAGATCCTCGTGCACATCCCCCGCGCCGTGCGCCTCAACCCCCGCTATGAGGACTACGAGGGCGTGCTGCTGCTGTCCAACGATTTCAACGCCGAGCCGGTGCTCGGCAATGACGAAGTGCGCATCGTCGTGCTGTAACCCATCCATTTGCAAGAGCCAAAGACACCATGTACCAACTCGCCATCGGCAACACCGTCGAATTCAAGGCCACGCTCAAGCTGCAGAACGCCGGCATCGTCAAGACATTCGCCATGGACTTGATCGCCGAGCGCATCTCGGCGGAAGACCTGCTGAAGCGCATGAGCGGCTTCAAGCCGGAGGATTTCCCCGAGATGGTCGCCGAAATGCGCCAGATCCTGCGCGACCAGGTCACCGGCTGGCGCAACCAGCGCCTGGTGCTTGACGCCGATGGCGAGCCGGCCGAGTTCAGCACCCAGGGCCTCGACATGGTCATGGACATCCCGGGCGTTGTCGCGACGATCACCAGGGCCTACCAGGAGGCTATCTCCGAATCCAGCGGAGACACCGGCCGCCGAAAAAACTCCGGAGGCTGACCAGGCTGTGGGCGCGCAAGCAGCTGCGGGGTGATGCACCAGCGACTGACCATGGCCACGCCCCTGACCGCCGTCAGCCCGCCGACGAAGACCCTGACCTCGCCGCCGCCGCCGCCGCCTTCGCCATGCGCGTCGAGCATCGTGACCCGTCGGCGTCAACCGACGCGCCGCCTGTCGCCACGCTCTGGCCCGACAACCTGCCCGCCTGGGCGGCTTTCATGTCGGTGCAAACGCAGTGGCGCTACGTTGCGGGCGGTATGGGGCCAGTCATGGCCACCGGGCTCGACTACGCCAGCGTCAGCGCCTACCTGCAAGCTCATGGCTACCGCGCCAAGGCTTGCCGCGACCGGCCCGCGCTCGGAACCATTCTCGATGACCTGCGCGAATGCGAGGCCGTCACCCTCGAAGAGTGGGCGCGCGAGGCCAGCCGCAATCGGAGCTAGCCGCCATGAATGACATCAAGATCAAACTTGCCTTCGAAGGCGCCTCCCAGGCCGCCACCGAAGCCGCCCGCGTGGCCCAGGCCACCAAGGCCATGCAGGACCAGATCCAGAAGCTCACGCTGGAAATGCAGGCCGGCACCAAAGGATCGCAGGCCTACTTCGAAACCCTCGCGCGTGCCAAGGGCGCCGACACCCGCGCGCTTCAGCCCTACCTTGATCAGCTCGAAAAAGCCCGGATATTGCAGGCCGAGGCAGCGGCCGGCGCCGGCAAGCTCAGCGACTCATTCAACCTCGTGCGCGCCAGCGTGGGCGCCGTCGTCGGCAGCCAGCTGGTGCGCTGGGCCAAGGACGCGGGCGGCGCCCTGTTCGACGCCAGCGTCAACGCCGAGCGCCTGCGCACCATGCTCAACTTCGCCACCGGCGGTAACAGCACGCGCGAAATCGCTTACCTGCGCGACATCACGCAAAAGCTCGGGCTGGAGATGCAGTCCACCGCCGCTTCTTACGGGCAGTTCCAGGCCGCCGCCAAGGGCACCACGCTGGAAGGCAGCAAGGCCCGCGACGTGTTCGAATCCGTCGCCAAGGCCAGCGCCGTCATGGGCCTCAGCGCCGACCAGACCAGCGGCGTCCTGCTGGCCCTGCAGCAGATGGTGTCCAAGGGCACCGTGCAGGCTGAAGAATTGCGCGGTCAGCTCGGCGAGCGCCTGCCCGGCGCCTTCCAGGTCGCGGCGCGTGCCATGGGTGTGTCCACGGGCGAACTCGGCAAGATGCTCGAACAGGGCCAGATCGTCGCCGACGACTTCCTGCCGCGCTTCGCCACCGCGCTGAATGACTACATCGGCGATGCGGCAGACGCAGCCGCCAACCGCCTGGAGGCATCCACCACAAAAATGGGCAATGCATGGGATCGCCTCATGCAGGCCGTGGGCGACAGCGGCGTCAGCGCACAAATGGCCGAAATGGCCACCACCGCCGCCGGCTCGCTGGATGCCATCGCCGTGGGCATGGAGGCCGCGCGCGCTCGCGGCGCCGGTCTCTGGGGTCAGCTGGGCGCCGGCATCGGCGTCATGTCCGACCTGCTGGATTATTGGGACCGCTACAAACACAACCTCTACGCCAACGAGCAGGCCATGGCCAAGGCGCAGGCGCGGCTCGCCGAACTTCAGGCCCAGGCCAATAAAAACGCCGCCGTCAAGTTCGAAATCAGCCAGCTAGAGCAATTCATCAATCGCCTGGGCGTGGCCCGCACCGAACTGCAAAGGCTGCGTGCCGAGGCGTCTGGTGTCGCCAACGTTGGCGGCGCGCCGCGCGACATCCGCGAAGACAACCAGGGTCTCACGCGCGGCGCCTCGTATGCGCGCTGGGCCAAAGAGCAGGCCGACGCTGAAAAGGGCCTGATGGAAGTCCGCATGAAATCCGCGGGCGTCAACAAGGCCTATTTCGACGATCTCGGCAAATGGCAGGCCGCACTGCGCGCCGGCGTCATTAGCGAAAAAGAGTACACCGAACAGGTCTCCCGCCTGGCCACCGAAACCTGGAAAGCCAGCGCCGCCGGCAAGGCTGCCACCGAAGCCAAGCGCGCCGGCAGCAAAGCCGCCAACGAAGCCGCCAAGGCAGCCGAGCGCGAAGCCAACGCCTTCAAGTCGTTCATGACCTCGCTGCGCGAGAAAGTCGCCGGTCAAGAGCTTGAGCTGCGCGGTGGCGAAAAACTCTCCAAGGCCGACCGCGAACGTCTCGAACTGCAAAAGCTGCTCGAGCGCGGCACCTTCAAGCTCACCGCCGCCCGCCAGGCCGAAGCCGAAGCCGCCATCCGGGCGCTGGACATGGCTGAGAAAGAAGTCGAGGCCATCAAGGTCGCCACCAAAGCCGCTGAGGAACGTCAGGCGCTGCGCATTAAAGAGACCGACAGCATCACCGCCTTCATTCGCGCGCAACAAGAGGCACACGCTGCCGAGTTGAAGTCCGTCCGCGACCGCATCCGCGACATCAACGACGAACAGGCCGCGATGGCCACGTCCATCAAGCTCAACATCAGTCT